CTAGAGAAGTTTCGATATGCAATGCCCTGATGTCGATATTTTGCATCGTCCATCTTAACATCTTTCTTACCAATGACCGTAAGTTTGTTATTTTCAACCTCAATATCCAAATCATCGGATGAGAATCCAGCAACAGCCATCTCTACGATACACTCGGTATCGTTCTCTTGAATGATATTGTAGGGTGGGTAATTCCCAGTAGTTCGGTTATCTGTCAGAGCAGAAAGTCTGTTAAACATTTCTTCGAAACCAATTCCAAAGTTACTAGGAAACGATAGTGAATACATATTGTCCATATTTGTTCTCCTTAAAAAAGCAAGACCGTATTCGAATGTGAGTCCCTACGATAGGCAACTCATCTTTATTTATGTTGAATTATTCCCTCGTTTGTCGTATACCAAATCTGATTAAACAATGCGTTACACCAAGGTAAACATATACAACATGGTTTAGACATTCTCATATCACCAAATCTATTGTACCGAAAGTTAAAAAGTTTTAAGTTATCTTTCGGCCCTTTATATCTCAGCAGTGCATCCAACTCTGAATGTACCTCATCGAAGAGATATCCATGTTCTTTTGCTTGTGGGTGTGTGCGAAAGTTATTTGTACCAACCGAAACTATTTCATTCTTACGAACGATAATTGAAACATGTTTCTTTGGTCTGGGAATATCTATTGCTCTTGGTAAAGCAAGATTAATCAGTTTTTCCATTCGACTTGGTGCCATCACCGTCATCATCCATTTCAGTCATTAATATCACACATATGATTAACAACAAAATAAACAAGTCGTTATACACGCCTAAACTCTCCCACTTGGATTCGAACCAAGAACCTAGCGGTTAACAGCCGCTCGCTCTACCGTTGAGCTATGGGAGATTCTAACACGCCTGGCAAGACTTGAACTTGCGACCTACGGATTAGAAGTCCGTTGCTCTATCCAACTGAGCTACAGGCGCTCAGTTCAATTTCGATGTGACAGTAGAGTTTGAATCTTAAACAAGATACTCTCAGGAATATTTATGTAACCGAGCTCATGGCCGTGGAATAATTTTTCTAAAATATCTTCAGCATTTTCATCTTCGATATAATTTGGAGCAAAATCGCCAGGGTCACAATCTCCATCGTTTGGGTCAGAACAATTTTCAATGTCCTCGTCACGAATCATGTACCTAAAATCTTCCATCATTTCCACTTGTTCTTGTAGTTGCATAGTTTTTGTATCAGTCATTCCGTAGTTTGTTGCTTCTGTATTTAGATTTTCAATTTGTCTTTGAATAGATTCACACTTTTCATCTAGTTGACCTAGAAATAGATTCCTAAATGTGTGTGGTTGTTCTAATGCTTCTTTGAATGTCTGCATTTTTTTCCTTTCTTTAAGTAGTCAATTTTAACTTGTTAGCATCCATACCGACAGGAGCAGTAACTAATCCAGTTGTCATTTCTGTATACTGGTCTTCCATATCCTTGCCTGGCTTTACAACAAACATGATAAACTTTTTATCAATCTCCATTCCAGTTTTGCCGATATCTGCATATGGACAGAACGGAGCGATTGCAAGCCTTCCCTCTGCCATCGGCAAAAGAACATGTGGCTTCTTTAACATGTACATTGTATCATCTTCATGAAGTTTACAAAGAACTTCCTCACCCGAGGTTAATCGAATAATTCTAATTCCGATTTCTTCCATCTTTAGTCTCCTTATTTTTAGACTTTTGTTTTGGTTTCTTTTTTCCAAAGGCTGCTTCCCAACCTTCATCCCACTTCTTCTGGTCTACAGTTCGGTAACGATCACCTTTTCCTGCTCCATGTTTACTAGACATACTAATATCCTCAAAACCCCGTGAGTCCTTGTTTCCATTCTCTACGGTCTTTCTTTGGGTCTTTATCTTTCTTGCCCCAAGTTTTCGTTCGAAACAACGGCCGACCCGTTGAGTCTTTATCCCAATTCTTACCTCTTCGGTGTTTGGGTTTCATATCATCACCGTGCTCTTGCATACTCACGATTCAACAGACGAATATTTTCCTTGCCCTTAGCAAAGATAACTTCTCCTGCTGTTTTGTGACTGTAAATCATTCTACCAATGATTGGTTCAGTATGTTCGTCTACACACTTAACACAGTAGTATGTATCAGGCATGGCATCAAGACGAGCCTTAGGAATTTCGTTTCCGCAATCAATACAATTCATTCTTGTGTTCTCCATGCTTTATACATTAACTTATATTTGGGGTTTTGTCTAGCAGAATCATAAAAAGTTTTAAATATTGCCGCAGACCTGGCCTTGTCACAAGTGAAGTGGTCTTTCTCTTGTGGTTTCACGTTTCCATTCTTATCATACTTCTTTCCGTCACGATGGTTTGCATACCTTCTTGCTCTTGTCCATCCCATCATAAGAAACTTTCGTGCCATATCTGCACCTACAAAGTCTCCCTCATCGAGATAACGTAGGAACATACGATGAATGTGAGCAGCAGAATAAGTAGCCAGTTCGGGGGTCTTAAACCTCCAGTAACGACAAATATCTGACTTATATGGTTCAACGAGAAGGACACCTTGTTCGCCTCTTCCTATGCGGTATAGTTCTGGGTTTTCTTTGAAGTTGATATTGTCATAGTCTAATGAGTAATCAAATTCTTTCATGTTGATTCCCTGTTCTTACTTACCCACCATATGTTCCGTGCAAAAAACTGGTCTATGTTCCTGATAGAAAATGTGTTCCATTTTCTTCATGACACCATCTGCTACACTTCGGTCAATTTCACCATCCAATGTCATGTATTCTATAAACCAGTTGTTGATGTCTTTATCATAATTGTACATCTTTTTGGCAACAGCAGAGTCAGAAGAGTGTCCGTTTTTCGAAACATCGGCCTTTCCTTTATTCTCAAATACTAGAATATGTCTTGCTCGTCTATTATTAAGATTCCCCATGCCAACATACATCACCTCGTCATTGTGCGAAATTCTATAGAGTCCGATGTGTTTACCACCGATAGAATTGTCTATGGGTTGTTTGGGGTGCCAGTGATTCTTCTCAAGTTGAATCTCTGCAAGTCTTTCCTGTAGCTTCATGATTTCATCATTCAATCGACTGACTTCGGTTTCATGTAAAATAGTCACTTAAATACTCCTAAACGATTAACTACTCGATTGGTAAGAATCTCACCACCACGTTTGTGCATGTTGCGTTGTTTAGTGATACCCTTACCCCATCCTCTACGAATGACGGTGTGTCCCTTGATTGCATTACCTTCTCGTTCTGCTTCAAGGTCAAATTTATCTAATACTCTTTTTGCCATATCAATACCTACTATTTTTCACACGAAACTGGCCAGGCAAACCAATCTGTACATCGTACTTTGGATTCTTACAAAGTGTTTCTACCTGCTTCTTGTTTAGACGATAGCCGGGTGAAAAACTCATACAGTTTTCAACCGTAATAACTTCCCAATACTTGGGGTCATTCACAAAAATTGTTTTGTAAATAAACCTCTTACTATTCTTTCCGCAGGGAACACGTTTCTGTTCCGTCAACATATCTGCATCATATTCGATTGTAATCTTTGATTTATTCATACCAAACTCACTGTAGTAAACTGTGTATACGCCTTGCTGAACTAATGCGTTATTAGTTAATGCGAACGATTAGTTGTGACGCCTTGTATACCTAACGAGTTCCCAACCCCACTCGTTCCAGATACTACTCATAACAAATTACTTCTTAGACTTACGAGTCTTCTTTTTCTTTGGACTCTTGCCCGACTTCCATGCTTCATTTACATTTGGTGTTGATGGGTCATCACCTTTGTAGGTTCCGTCTTCATTTCGTGAACGCTTTGGTTCGTCTTCAACGAATCCGAGGATTCGTGCCCAACCATCGACTGCACGGTCTATAATTGTTTCTAAATGTGTTCCCTTAATATAACTCATGTTATTCTCCTTAAGTGGGCTGAGTCAGATTCGAACTGACGACTTACCGATTATGAGTCGGGTGCTCTAACCGCTGAGCTACCAGCCCAGAATATTATTCTGGTAGTGGTGCCTCATAGTATATGTTAAGACCTAGTGCTTTGGCAAGAGCCCATTCGGTTTTTGCACCCTTACTCTTTTCCCAATCAGACATCATATAGATTGCTGTGCATTCATCACAAATTGCATCCATATCTCTCTTTAGAGCATCACGCATGTATTCATGGTCTTCGTAATTTGTATCGGGAGAAAAAGCCATAGGGTCACTCATGGGTTTACCAGCATCACGGTCTAGTTCTGCTGGATTGATAACTCTCCATCCCTGTGCTCTTAGAACCTTTGCACACCTATCAAATGCAGGATAATTGTAGTCTTCATAACCACGCATGGGGCCTGCGACATAAATTGTTGGTTTTCTGCGATTCAAATTTACACTCCAAGTAAGTAGTTTGGTGAGCAGTTTTTCGTTTCTCATACTCAGGAGAATGCCCGTAATTAACGCAGGGGCCCATCATGCGAAGCAGATTACATACATGCTCAGGTAGACCCACCTTTCTCTACGACCTGTGGGGTAAGGAAGGAGCAGTTTATTTCGACACTTCTGTTAAATGCTCAGGTCGGACGTTAGTTCCCCCTACCACGAATGGGCATGGTAGGGGGTTCGTTCCCAGTGAGGGCCACTCACTTAAAGTCCTAATGAATCTTACATCATCTTCACCCGTAGGTCACCAAAGGCCTTTACTGGAAGGAACGAGTTGTTCGTGGACGGGAGGGACTCAACTTTACCCTCAACTTTCGGAGTTACCTAGTTGGATAATTTCCTACTCGCACTACGGTTGTCTCGGTCAAAGACTACTGAACTCATTTGAGCATTCGCACCCCACCACAGGGAACCGCATACATTATCTTCAGTAACGAAAAACATTCTGTCACCGTCCTATGTTGGGGTCATGACCCCCAACAAATTGTTATTCAATTTTCATACGAGTATTGTACTCGCAACTAAACTAAATGTCAACACTTAATTTAGTATTTTTGTAAAGCGGATGGAGAGAATCGAACTCTCATCACAAGGTTGGAAACCTTGGGTAATGCCTTTATACGACATCCGCATGAAATGCCCCGTGTAGGACTCGAACCTACGGCCAATCGGTTAAAAGCCGATTGCTCTACCAACTGAGCTAACAGGGCTTTTAAAAAGGAGAGGTAATTGATTACGTTGAGCGTCCTCATTCATAATCGTTCCAACCATCCATGAACACACATGGAACAAATGTTGGGCACAGGAGTTGTGATAGTTCAAGTAGCAAACTCCGTGAAGAACTTTCTTGAACCGTGTTTCGGACACGAACCTAAATCTAATATATTCATAATCTAAATTATTCTTAGTACATCAGATTTCTCCTTTGGTAATCCTTTCGACTTCCCTTTCGGGTATGTCTAAATTATACCACAATATCTACCGAGGTCAAGAACCAATCTGGAATTTTATCATTTTTCCATTTTGCGAATCTCGCTTTTTCGCCGTTATAATACGCTCTATACGCTTCAACAGCATTGCTGTTTTTGTATTGCTCCGGCATTGCTTGAGCAAATGGAGTCGTAAAATCAGCAATCGGTATATTGACGGGTTTTCGAAATCGAATCAGAGATATCATATCTTCGGCCTTGTGAACCCTACTATACCTGCGAGTATATTCTTTGCACAATTCATACGCATGTTCTGCTAACCAAAAATAATTCTTATCGTTTTTCATCGCCCATTGTGTACATGGGTGACCAACAAAAGAAGCCTTGTAAAGAATGGTTTCCATCAATTGATATGGAGACTTCCATCGTTTAATTCTACGTCCATTCTTTGCATAGTCTGTCCACTCTGTTCCATCAAGAACACGGTGTACAGTAGACAACATTTGTCCCGACTCGACAATCATCTTTACAACATGTTTGTCACACATCATTTGTGCTGCGACTGTTGGGTCTTCATCAAGAACGAAAATGTTCATCTTCTTCGATGTCCTCTACGATATCTTCCATATCATTTAACAAAATTGCCATGTCGGACATCTCACACACTGCTTCGGTGCCAGCAATTTCAGTTACATATTCAAACAGATTCCATACATCCTCATCTGTTTGTAGAAGTATGCTATTACCACTTTCTCGTCCCTTTGCGAAGACTCCGTATACACCGTCTTGCATATAATCAATCGGGAAGGTACACATTTGAGAAAGTCGCTTTTGGTAACTTAGGTGCAGTTCTTCAAGTTCATTCATTGCATCATCAAATTCTTCGAACATATTAATCTCCATAGACTGTGTTCAGTTGTCTGTATACTTTAACAAAAGTTGTACACTTCGGCAAGTGTTTAATTTCTTTTGCACCAACATAAGTGCAGGCACTTCTTAATCCACCCAGAATTTGTTGTACGGTTTCCGAAACAGGCCCACGATACTCAACCCGAACTGTCTTTCCCTCAGACGCACGGTAAGTGGCCACACCGCCATTGTGTTTGTTCATAGCAGTATCACTCGACATACCATAGAAGACCTTGTATCGTGTGTCTTCCTCTAGAACTGTCTCTCCTGCACACTCATCGTGTCCTGCGAGCATTCCACCGAGCATCACGAAGTCTGCACCTGCACCAAATGCCTTTGCGACATCGCCGGGGCAAGTACATCCTCCGTCTGCCATCACATGACCATCAAGACCATGTGCTGCATCTGCACATTCAATCACAGCAGACAGTTGAGGATAACCAACTCCTGTAACCTTTCGTGTTGTACAAACACTGCCTGGGCCGATTCCAACTTTTACAATATCTGCACCAGACAGAATAAGTGCTTCGGTTTGTTCTGCTGTGACAACATTACCAGCAATGATAATCTTTTCGGGGTATATGTTACGAACCCACCGAACAAAGTCCACGAATTTTTCGGTGTATCCGTTTGCTACATCAAGACAAAGAAACTGAACATCTCCAACACCTTCTCCGAGTGTTTCAATATCTTGTTCAGTCATACCAAAAGAAAGTGCTGTAAAATTGTCATTACATTCGTCTGATTTGATGTGTTTACTCAAACAAGTAATCATATCGTGTTCGGACAAAACATCTGACATTTCTAGTGTGCCTGTGGTGTCCATATTTGCCGCAGCAATTGGAACACCAGTCCAAATCCTTCCACATTTAAACTGGAAGGTTCGGTGTAGGTTAACATCTTTTCTAGACTCTAGTGTTGACCTCTTGGGTCGAATCAAAACATCACAATAATCAAGTTTCACATCATCTTCAATTCGCATTACATTCGGTCTTTCTTATCCTTGTCTAGACCCTTCTTTTTTCTATCGGGGTCGATGGGAAGTTGGTCATATAGACTCCGCATCTTTTTTGATAGAACATTGCTACCAGTGTGTCCACGAAGATATTCTTCGTAGGTTTCTACTACTTGCCATGCCGACTCAATGATTTCTCGCATCCAAGCATTAAATCTTTCGTCATCATGGTAAGACATTCAAAACTCACTTCTTCTTGGGTTCAGGTTCGGGACTAGCTTCTGGTTCCTCTGGATTTACAATTGCATTTACACCTTGAATCAGGTTAGCTAGAAGTTGTTGCTTATCCTTGAGATTATCAAGGTCAGCATTAATCTTATTGTAAATGACCACCATATCACTTAGTAGTGCTTTTGACTGTTCTTCTGTAAACATAGTTTATTCCTTATCCATTTAAAGTTTGTGGAGTGTTAAACTCAATAATCTTGTCAATACGGAAAGACCTCCACGCATCAAAATCCGTATCCCAAACAGCAATTGCATCTGGATTCTTACTTCGACTGGTTTGCTCCTGTAGGTTTTGAGGCATACTCGGGGCAAAGTTAGGATTCAATGTACAATGCATTGTTCGCTCCGAACCATCAGACTTAGTAAAGAAAACAGTACAGACGCCCTTATGTAGTTGTTCTACAATTCTTTCACGATTCATAAATAAACTCCTTAAGTTAAAGTTAAAGTTAAATAGACCCGGCGGGAGTTGAACCCACGACCTGGCGCTTATAAGGCACCCACTCTTACCACACTGAGTTACGGGTCAATACGACTGGTGGGATTCGAACCCACACTTGATGGATTTTAAGTCCATTGCCTCTGCCGATTGGGCTACAGTCGCAATGGTAAAATCTTTACTCAGTCATGGATGTTCCGCACCCTCAATATCATACCTGATTCCTCCAACAGATAGCCATGTGTCGTGTGATTCATGAACATGTGCCATTCCATCAAATTCTTTTTCATCATACTCTGAGTATTCTGTCTCTTCCCACTCGCCTTCAATTTCAGTGATGTCATAGAATACAAACTCGTCTACGAATTGTGGTGTCATATTTGACTTCCACCAATCAACCAACTCCCATTCCTCTTCAAATGGTGTTGTCCAAATCCAATCCCTGTATCCATATTCTTCCTCAACACGAATACGCATCAGCATTTACTCCTGTGAACTCCGACACTCTCTGAATAATCTTTGAAAGTAAATCGGGGGAAACCTCGTAAAGAACATCATCATCTTGGTTTCCATACATCCTAACAAATCCACCATTTGGTGAGATTACTGCTACTTCAGCATTAGAACTATCATTCCAACTATTGGGTTCTTCTCTTACTGTCACGGGGTCAGTAGACAATGAATAGTTTTCACAGTAATTGCTTGGAGCAAACTGTACTGATACTCGATACCCATTCTGAAAGGTAATAGAAAATCCTCTACGGTGTCCGTGGTGGACAGAAAAGTGTGCATCATACATCAAAACGGTGGCTCCTCAAATGCATCGAATCTTGCTTCAGCAGCATGCATTGTGCTTACAACCCAATCTGCTTCGCTCTCTTCGATTGAATAAAATTCTCCATGTACTCCTTGTCGTTTCACTGTCCAACTATTTAAATTTTCGTTGGTGTGGGCAACGCTTTCAAAGACTTTGTAGACAACATCTTCGATTGTAACTTCATAAGTCATAGTCGTGTCTAGATGTTTACAATTATATTCAGACCATTTCGGCATTTCGTTCTCCAACATGTAATTATACATCGGGACTATCAAATGTCAAGCCTCAAGTGCATAATTTCTGTATTCGTGGTTCTCACGACCCAACATTTCTTTGTAGAACCTTTTCGGGTCGATTCGCATTTCCGTCAAATCATTTTCATGAATATCTTTACCATCACAAATTCGGTGCATCTCTTCATAAATATCGTATTCCTTATCGTAATTGGTACATCTATTTGAAATTCGATACTCATTGTTCATGTAATCGTTCCAATGCTTTCTTGCATCTTCTCTGGAAACTATAAACCCAGCATCCCGGCCACCGTTTGTGATAGTAACTTCGCCATCGTTACATGGAACTTTGAACGTCACAGTATTACCATTGGGGTCAATGAGAGTCCAGACGGTGTAGGTGGTTTTCAAATTGTCAAAGTGTTCGGGATTCACTTAGAAGTTTCCATTGCTGCCATTACCAATCCAACATTCGCTAATGCATAGGAACACCAGACCAAACACCACGCATAATCCTTTTTCATGCCGTAACCGATTCCGATAATAAAGTATAGAACCGCAGCAATCAAAGGCATCACTTTTACTAGAACATCAAGCATTAAATTACTCCTTCTGCCCAACATTCATCCGTGAGTGGATACTGTCGGTCTTCACATTCTTTCTCTCCGTCACCTTCCCATTCACCCGTCACATACTGATTAACATGAATGAGTTCGTGAATCAGAGTTGCAACAAAGTCACGAATGCTTTGGTCATTCGCTACCGTGACCTTGTACGATGTCGGACTAGCATCCACACAAGTTCCGTAACATTGGAAGGTCTTGTACTTGCAGATACGAATCGCAATGTCCACATTCTTCTCAATGATTTCATTGTGAAAACACCAATCGGTCACCGAATGACAGATAGACTTTTGATGGTTTGTACCACCTGTAACCTTAATCACTTCACATATCCTCCGCAAGACGAATACCCAACCCAACAGGGAATCGAGGAATACCGTCATCAGTCAGTTCGAAATACTTCACCTTGAGAAGTTGTCCGATATGCTTCTTTGCATTCATAAACATATCCTTACGCTCCTCCATCGTTCCTTGTGGAACAACCTTGAATTCTTGACCACTCTCGGTCACACAAATCCAAACAACACAACCATCGAATTTACCAACACCAGTGGTGAAGTCGATAATCTCATACTCGTTGTCCATGAAGTTCTTCACCTTCAGCAGACTGCGAGAACGATACCCGAAACGATACTCACCGTGCATCTCACGAACGATTGCACCCTCGTATCCTTCCTCAAGGAATCGTGACTGAAGTTGATACACCTCAGACTCGTTCGATGCAGTATAGGACGAAACGACATCGATTGTGCTGCACTTGTTTTCATACAACACACCATAGAATTTTTGAAGTTCCATAAACCTCTCATCCCATGTTCCTGCATCTTCCCCATTTACTCTCGGGATATCATA